TCAAGTAATCTTTACTGGCTTTGAGTCTGACGAAGAAGAAGATAGCCCTAACGTGCATGGTGGAGCAATGTGGGCTAGAATGCCGCTAACTGCGCTCGTTGCAGATACCCCTTTTGAGGAGTGGCCCCAAGAACTACCACCTTACTTAGCGCAGCCGTGGGATTGCATGTCGCATGAACACTCCGTATACGTAATAGACAGGGCAAGCCCTGCTCCGTGGATAGCTAAGATAGACAATGAGTTTTATCCTGCCAAGTATTACTTCACTGTAGACTACACAAACAGTGAGGTAGCAGATGACCCAGCGCAGCACAAACAGTCACATGTGCTTGAGTTGTTAGATGCAGGTGAGTACACTGGTAACATGGTTGCGTTGCCCAATAATAGAGTGAGAGTAACTCACCCTGCGTGGTTTGAAGCTGGCGAAGGTGCACCTGATTTTAAGCCTAACCAAAACATATTTCACTCTAAGCAAGACGTAGAGTACGTTTGGGATACGCAACGAGTGTTTAACAATTTATACAGCGAAGGATAACTATTATGCGTATGAAGAAAAAAGGCATGGCTAAAGGTGGTAAAACATCTATGAAGAAAAAAGGCATGGCTAAAGGCGGCAAGATGGCTATGAAGAAAAAGGGTTATGCAGCAGGTGGCAAGATGCCTGGTATGACTTTAGCTGGTCTTCGTGCAGGAGCAAAAGCCAAAGGTTACAAGCTAGTTAAAGGCTAGTCTTTGATAGGAGCTATGGGAATGAAAACTAAAACTAAAATGCAGATGGGTGGTTCGGTAGTTAATCCAATACAACCTGTCTATAATCCTACTCAAGCAGATCAACAGAGACAACGTAACATGATGGAAATGCGACAAAGTAAACCTAAGAAAGATCCAAAGATGATGGGTACAGCCCCACCTACTATGGGTATGTCTAAAGGTGGTAAACTAAAAGATGTGCCAGAAGGTAACAAAGGTAAAGGTTTATCTAACTTACCTACAGCGGTACGAAATCAAATAGGCTTCAAGAATAGAGGCGGTATGATCAACAACGGAAAATCAGACTACAGAAAGTCTGGAATGTTTTACAAAGGAGACAAATAGATGTCAGCAACAGCAACAAGGCAAGAGGGTATAGAAGTTTATGAAACACCCATTACCCTCACTACTATAAAGGCAGCGATAACAAGTATCACTGATTCAACTAAAACAGTAACAGCAGCAGAGTCAGGCACTATCTTTAGCTTGAATCGTGCAGGTGGTATTACTGTAACTCTACCTGCAGCAGCAGCAGGGTTAACGTATGAGTTTCATGTAGGCACAACGTTTACAGGAACAATGACAATCAACGCAGCATCAAGTTCAGATACCCTACAAGGTATGGTTACTTTAATCGACAAAGATGAAGTCGGTGGGTTAGCTGCGCTGAACGAAAATATTGACACACTAGCGTTTGCTTGTCCTGCAGCAGCAGATCACCAGCTTGTAGCTGATGGTGACACTAAAGGACGCTTTATTGGTGGTATGATTAAGTACACATGTATCACTGATTCTAAGTGGGTTGTAACTGGACACCTATTCGGTGACGGTACTGCAGCAACTCCATTTACCTAAGTTGGAGTAACAGCATAACGGTTATGCAATAATGTCTATTTAATTTTGTCCACATATGTGTAAAACTATCCTTAGTACACAACTAGTTATTAAGAAAGGATAGTTTATGTGGACAAGATTATTAGATATGCTGAAGAGAGCGAACAACAAAATAATAGAACACCAAGAGCGCAGAGTAGCTCACTGGCAGTTGACAAGCATGACCGACAATCAGCTAAGAGATATAGGAATAAGCCGTGGCGACATCATCAAAAAAGTCAACCGTTAATAAGGCAGGTAACTATACTAAGCCTAGTATGCGTAAGCGTTTGTTTTCTACCATTAAATCTAGCAGCAAAGGTGGAAAGCCTGGACAGTGGAGCGCGAGGAAAGCACAGATGCTTGCAAAACAGTACAAAGCAAAAGGTGGAGGATACAAATGAAAAGATACTTTAGGAGGTTATTTAGAGCTATCGTAAATTGGAAATGCCTGTGTAATGGCAAGTGTGGATGTGATTGCAAGGCTTGATATGGCTCTAAAGAAATCACAGAAAAGCTTAAAGTCATGGACAAAACAGAAGTGGCGTACTAAGAGTGGGAAGCCTAGTGCTAAAACTGGTGAGCGTTATTTACCTAGTTCGGCTATTAAGTCTCTTAGCCCTGCTGAGTATGCCGCTACATCCAGAGCAAAACGAAAAGGCACTAAGGCAGGTAAGCAGCATGTGGCTCAACCTAAGAAGATCGCAGCCAAAACCAGATCCCACAGAAAAGTAAAGTAGTAAATGTGGCATCTTATAAATGGTGCGTGGACAATAGCTGGCTTTGTACTAATGTACTTGGACAGAAGAAAAAGAAAAAGAGCAGAGAAAAATGGCAAGAGAACTAAACGAAAAGCAGACTAGGTTCCTTGAGGTGCTGTTTGAAGAGGCAGGTGGTGACGCTGTTACAGCTAAGAAGATGGCAGGGTACAGCGCCAACACACCTACAACGTCTATTGTTGAAGCACTGAAAGATGAGATATTCGATGCTACTAAAACGTACATGTCAAGGATTGGACCCAAGGCTGCTGTCGCTTATGGCAGGGCTTTGGATGATCCTACTCAGCTAGGAATAAAAGAAACACTAATGGCTGCAGGACAGATACTTGATCGTGCAGGTGTAGTTAAAACAGAGAAGTTGTCAGTTGAGTCTACAGGAGGTTTGTTTATACTACCACCTAAAGATAGTGCTAATGCAGAATCTGACGAGTGAAAGACCGTTACAGTATGAATACTGGACACTGCCTAAAGTACCATTTAAAGTAAAACTGTGGCAGAGAATACCAAAGATAACTAAGATAGTTCCTTTCGGATACGAGGTAGACCCACAGGATGAGGAGTGGTTAGTTCCCATCCCTGAACAACTAGAACTACTAGAGCTTGCAAAGAAACACGTAAAGCAGTATAGTTTAAGACAAGTAGCTGCGTGGCTAACTACACAGTCAGGTAGAAGCATAACACATGATGGGTTAAAGAAAAGGTTAGATGTCGAAAGAAAGCGAAAGCGGATTACTACGATTAAACGCCAGTATGCCAAACGGCTCGAAAAAGCGTTACGTCAAATCGAAATCCTCGAAAAAGAAAGACCAGGCTCCTACACCTACGAAGAAGACTGAAGCTATCCCAGCGCAAGTTAAGCCACCAGAGTATGACGTAGACTACGCACAGAGTGTCGTATTTAAACCTAACACTGGACCACAGACACAATATCTAGCGTCATCTGAGCGTGAGGTACTATATGGTGGGGCAGCTGGAGGCGGGAAAAGCTACGCCACACTAGCTGATCCGTTACGTAACTTAAATAATAAAGACTTTAGTGGACTACTTGTACGACACACAACAGAAGAACTTAGGGAACTCATACAGAAAAGCCAAGAGCTATACCCTAAAGCAATACCTAACATAAAGTGGTCTGAGCGTAAGTCGCAATGGATTACACCAAGAGGCGGCACATTGTGGATGTCGTACTTGGATAGAGATACAGACGTGATGCGCTACCAAGGTCAGGCGTTTAACTACGTAGCTTTCGATGAGTTGACTCAGTGGAACAGCCCCTACTCGTGGAACTATATGCGTTCAAGATTGCGTACTGCAAACAAAGACTTAGGCCTGTACATGAGGGCTACAACTAACCCTGGTGGCCCTGGTCACTCATGGGTAAAGAAGATGTTCATTGACCCAGCAAAGCCTAATACGCCATTTTGGGCAACGGACATAGAGACTAGTGAGGTTCTAAAGTTTCCAACAGGGCATAGCAGAGCTGGAGAACCCCTGTTCAAGCGAAGGTTTATACCTGCTAGTCTCTTTGATAATCCTTACTTAGCTGAGAGTGGTGACTACGAAGCCATGCTTCTATCACTACCAGAGCACCAGAGAAAGCAGTTACTAGAAGGGAACTGGGATGTAAACGAAGGAGCAGCTTTTCCTGAGTTTAACAGACAAATACACGTAGTAGATCCATATGATATACCTAAAAGCTGGGCAAGGTTTAGGGCATGTGACTATGGATACGGAAGTTACACAGGAGTTGTTTGGTTGGCAGTGAGTCCAAGTGAGCAACTGATAGTATACAGAGAGTTATACTGTTCAA